AAGTCGTTCGTCGGCTACACCGAGGGACTGCGCGAGAAACGAAGCCTGCGACTTCGCCCCCTGCACATCGAGCGGAGCGTAGACGCCGAGCTTCGTTTGATCCAACGGATTCGTTGGGGCGAAACTTACCCCTGGGGTAAGCTGCTCACTTGAATCGGGCATCTGTGCTCCGTGAGTTGTTGGTTGTGGAAAGAGGAGCGGGCTTTAGTAGCCCGCGTTACCTGCAGATCCACCGGGGTTCCGCATGGACATCAGCAGGGAGCCGCTTGCGTAGGAGCTGCCACCAGCCAAGCCAATGTCAGCAGCCGCACCGAGGAACGTCGGGCTCGAAGCCTTCTCTGCTAGGTCGCTGTTGGTTTCCGCAGCACGCCCGGCCTGTTGGTTCTGCTCGTTCTCCATGATGAGCCCCTCGTTGTTCGCGGCGTTCATGGAGGTGGTCTGAAGTGAAGCTAGGAAGCTGTTGCTGCCGGTGTTGATGCCAGAGGCACCAGCCGCCGCGACGCTGTCTGCGCTGGCGGCGCGAGCCTGCATGGCGGCCTCGGACTCCTGCTGGCCTGCCTGCTGGGAGATCTGGTTAGCCTGGGCTGTGCTCTGCTGCTCGATAGCAGCCTTGTTGGCCGAGGCTTGCTGCATTGAGGAGACAGCAGACGCAGCCGAGGATGCCATTGCTAGGCCGATGCCTACCGCGAGAACGCACATAGGTCATGCCTCTTTTGAGAATCGTAAGAAGGGCAGGCGAGCGGCACCGAAGTGGGGCTCGAACCTGTCGAATTTGAAGCCGGCGAATTGAAGCCAGCGGTGTGACTCCGTATGCCGGCAGTCTGTGTAGTTGACGAGGTACATGAAGCCCTCGCCCATTTGTTCAACGTAGTATCTCGTGCCTGAGAGGAACTCGCGCTTATTACGCGCCTGTTCGTCTGTAGCCACGAACCACGGTATGCCCAGCGTAGGTACGCCGGGCCACGGCGCGACACCGTACATGGCATACGCGAATCCCTGACGGTTGACAATCACCCACGCCTTCGTGGATGCCGTCAGGGACTGTGACAGGGCAACCTCCGGTGTTAAGCCGGAGGCCGCCTCGATCTCTGCAACGTCTGCGGCCCGGAGGCCAGCCGACAGCATGTGGTTGACATGCTCCGGGCGCGCGATGAGTTGCATTTATAATCCCTCGAAGTCATCTCTCATTAGACTGTCCTCGATCTGTTCGTGTAATCCGCTTCCCACTCGGCCTCCGTGAAGGTTGACTGATAGGGAGTGTCGTTGGTGAGCTGAATGATTGCCTCGGTCGACTGACCGAAGACACCGAACGTGAAGCTGCCCGAGGTGAACACCGGGGCTCCGATGTTCGACTCCCCCAACGTCAGCCCGTCGAAGGCCGACGACTGTGAGGGAATGTAGGTGAGGACGCTGGGGTCTCCATTGCCATACGGATCTACCGAGACGTTGAAGCACGCCGTGTTGTTGTAGTAGACCGTCCAGTTGCGCAGCGTCAGCCGTCCTGAGAGGACCGCGACGTTGTTCTGGTTGGGCATGAACTGTTCACTGAACTGGTACGTGAAGGTGTACTTCTCGCCACAGTAGTAGGTGCCAGCCACGTTCCCTGGGATCGTGCACTGGTTTGCTTCGGTGAACGTGATGGTGGACTGATTCAGCGCACCGGGGGTTGCCCCGTCCGACGCCTGTATCAACTGGAACGCCTCTTGGTTCGGGCTATACGGCAGATTGAAGATTGTATAGCCACCCTCGGACAGGTAGGTTCCCGTCGTGGTGGTTCTGCGATCGATCAGCAAGTCGTACAGGTTACCGTTGACATCCGACAGCCCGACGTTGGCGCCAATGGCCATCGACATCGCCTCGATGAAGGTTCCGTCCGGCCGGCCTACGATGAAGTACACGTAGTCGTCCAGCGCAGCCACGCCGCGCACGACGTTGCCAGTGCCGAAGTCCCAATAGGACCACGCGCTCTGCGCCTTGTCGTTCTGGTCTGTCCAGTAGAAGCTGTACACGTACACCCTGTTGGGGTACGCGGCAGTCACCAGGAACAGCGTGTCGTAGTAGAGTGACCCTTCGAGCCAATATGTGCCAGCCGGAATGTAGCTGGGTACGTGCGCCGTGATGTCCGTCGCGTCTGTAGCGGCGCGCCCCGCAAGGTCAAGGGTCACGAAGTACTCGCGCAGCTTGGCGTACGCCGTATCCTCCGACACGAAGTAGGCATCGGTGCCCACGATGATCGGCCGGACGGTTGTACTGCAGAGGTACTGAGTGGTGACGTTCAGTGCCACCGTGGTTGGTGTTAGGCTGCCCGTCATGGGCCACATCAGTCTGAACTGCGTCTGATCCGAGAACAGCATGAGGCCGGTCGCGAAGGGCAGCGCGAAGTTCATATCCGTCACATCGGTCTGTGACGCACCGATGTCGATGACATCGTCGTCCAGGTCCTGCAGCACCGTCATGCGGTAGAACGTGCCGAAGTCGCCTGCGCGACTCATGACCACGTTCTCACCATCACAGAAGCTCAAGCGGTTCTGATAGAAGAACAGCTCGTTGATCGTTCGACCAACGAAGGACGGGTTCGGGTTCGTCGTCTCGTCCCCTACACGCCTCGGCGCCCAGGAGAACGGGGAGAACGTGAACGTGCCGTCGGCCTCGCGCACGAGTGCCCAAGGCATCGTGGTCGGGTCGACACAGTTCTGCAGCCCAGGGGCGACGGTCTCGTTCCATACGCCGCTCTGCCAGATGCAGTAGTAGGCCGTGAAGCTCGAAGTGTCGTCACCCTGGATCTCGTACACATCACCCTCTGTGGGCGTGTGGTTGTTGTTCGAGTTGCCGGGCCACGGGAGATAATCGAATGACTGAACGGTCCCCTTCAGGGTACCCGTCGGGTTCGGCGAGTACTGCATCGTGATAGCCGAGGTTGTCGGCGTGCCACTGACGGCAGCGGCGGGCAGGTTGGGGTTCAACCAGTAGTTGCCATCCGACTGCGCCGTGAGGTCCGCCCCAACAGCGAGTACGTTGACACCGACGGTCTTGTTCAGGATGAACGTGTAGTCGGCCACGGTGTAAGCGGCAAGTTCTGACTGGGGGGTATCACAGTCGAGATAAGCTGTACCGTAGGGGAAGTTTACAGTCTGGACGTTGCCAGCGAGATCAGAGATCTCGATATTGCCACTCGTGAGCATGACAACGTAGCGCTCGTCCACATCACGATTGATGACGTGCATCAGAGCTGAAGTGCCACCATCGTTGGAGAGGAGGGCAACGTGCTGCGTCGGCGGGCGCTTACGCAGGCCGTCAACTACGGTGGACCAACCGTTGATCTGCACTTCCCCTTGGGACGGAAGGCGGAGCGTAGGTGGCTGTTGGGAGATACCATTGTACAGCGCGGGCAATTGATGGTTAACCAGTGACATCTACCATCTCCGGTAGACAGCACCGGGCTGACGGTTGACTGCCATGTTGGTTGTGTTGGGGGCGGCGAACAGGTTGGACTTGCCGTCCTGAGACTCGGCGCGCTGGAGTTCGGCGAAGGCTTCGACCTCCGCTTCCTTCGAGTACTGATATAGGACTTGAGAGCCTACAGCGGATGTTTGGAACTCACGACCAGCTCTCCGGTACATATACTCGCGTGCTGGTTGTGGGCAGGACTCAAATGGGAAACACCAGATGATGTCCGTCTTCAGCGGCTGCCCATTAAGGAACTGACCAATGTTCGCGGTGTGCTTCTCTAGGTCATAGAGATACATAGAACCCGAACCGTTGGAGCGAAGAACGTAATGTCGGGAACGCTCGCTCGGTGTGAGGTCCAGCGCGTTCTGGGGCAATTGGATATAACCACTGCCGTCTGGAGTAATGGGGTACTGATCTTCTCGATTAAAATAAAACCCGCGCGCCTGGACGGCTCTAACTACTGTGTACAGTGTGAGCTGCGCCCAGGCCGCGTCGTTCACCCCCGGGACAGGTAGTTGGTTGACCGGGGACTTCCCAATCGACAGTAACATACTGTTCACGGCTTCCAACTCCGTAGTTGGATTGCTATCAAATGTTATGGACACTGTGTCTCTCCACGTAGTCCGCCGCCCTACGCATGAGAGCGGGGTCGTCGCGGAGTTTTCCTATAGCCGTGTTGCAGTTGCCACAGAGGAGACCGCGGACGGCTCCTGTTACATGGTCGTGATCCACGGATAGGCGTCTGCCTGTTGAGCAGGTGCGTTTGCATATCGCGCATGTGTGACCCTGCTCAACCAGCAGTGCGTCATAGGTAGCCGGCGTAAGCCCGTAGGTTTTGAGGACGTGCTTTCTGCTCCTACGCTCCTGTACTTCAGGCTTTAGTCCGTGCGCTTTGTTGTAGACCTTAACGCACACTTTGCAATTAGGTCTGAGCTTGTCAGTAGTATCTTTGTGTGAGTAAAATTCTGTAATTGGTTTATCAACCTTACAGGACGAACAACGTTTGAGCATTGCTCCTCCTGTAGTGTTGATTCGTGTTGGTAATAAAAAAATGGGACACCCCATATTTCTATGAGGTGCCCCATTGGGTTTGCTAACGCTCTGGGCTTAGCTGTGCTGCAATTCCACAACACACTCGGAACGCAGGGGGCCTGCACCGATTGCTTGCTTCGCTAGCATCAAAGTTCCTTGGCGACGAACGTCCCAAGCGGTTTCCATCGTGATACCCAGAAGGTTCAGCATGGCCGCAGCCGGCTCGACCCACACCAGTCCGACCGTATTGGTCTGATCGCTCTGGTACTTGGTCGGGTAGTTCGCAGCTACCGGGAATCCGAACGGTAGGTTTGCCTGCGCCGGGCAGCTCGTGCCGTACACGGGAACGCCAGTCGCGTTCTGCACGATGCCAGTCGCATTCGAGGAGCTGTTGTACACGGTCACGTTGTAACCGAACAAAGGCGCCATCGACTTGAAGATCTGGATATCGCTGACCGTGCGGAGCACCTGTCTGCCGATGCTCGCCTCACCGCCATACAGGCGGTTCAGGTTCTTGTCGCTGTTCGCGATCAAGTACCACTGAGCCGGCTTGAACATGGCGTATAGGGGCATCGTCTCAACGGGGACCTGATTCTGGTCCATCGTCTGCTTCGCGAGGTTCACGCCGGAGATCAGGTCCTGACCCGAGGCAGTGAAGTCCGCAGAGCTACCGACAGCCACGTTGTCGACCAGCACGGTGCCGGCGCCATCGCCAGTGAACAGCGCCGTCGAGTTGCGGGCCGAGGCTACCAGCGTGTTGCTGATGACGCGGTCGTAGAACAGCGCCTGTGCGCGGCCATGCTCGGTCGCGTAGATCGCACGCACGTCGTACTGGTTCTTCAGCTCGTCGATCTGGTTGATGAACGTGTCGCTGATGAGCAAGTCATCGAGCGTCACAATCACTTCGTTCGACTGCAGCGTCTCACCGAGGATCTCGGTGCCGGGCTGATGGAAGTGTGGGTTGAGGCGGAAGGTGGCGGGAAATTGGGCCGATTTCAGTTCGCCCTATATTCAGCAACTTTCGACAGTTGCTCGTTCAATGTGCCACCACATTGGACTGCTGCATGTTGCCATGCAGATTAGACTATATCTTCAACGTCTGGTATTGAGTGTCGGTGTAGATATTCTACTGCGGCGAGAAGCCGCTTCGGAGAATCCTTCATCAGCCCGATGGCAGTGTTGCACATCGTACAGAGAAGGCCGCGAACCTTGTTAGTCTTGTGGTCGTGGTCAACCGCGAACTTGGTGTAGCGTGAGGAGTTGAGCGTGCACTTGCAGACAGCGCAAGCGCCGCCCTGCTGTGTAAGCAGTTCTTCATATCTCGTGTTGCAGACACCGAGGCGCTTATAGCGCTGTGACTCGATCTGGCATTCCTTACAG